TAGGACTCTTTCAGCCACTGGCAATGTTGGCCAAAGTGCTGATTATATTAATGATCCTACAACTACTTGGATTAATGGTTTAGGTGCAGAGATTGGTACGGGTAAGAATTTGGCTGGAATTACGCCAAGTTTTATGCATGCAAATCCAACAGATTGTGCTCAATTTGCTAAGGAGTATAAGACTGAAGTTACCAGTATTGTTTTGGAACCTGGTCAGACTTTCGACTACTTTATTCAAGGACCAAAGAATTTTGATATTAGCTATGGGAATTTGTTTAAGAATGGTTTGCATATGTTTATTCAGAAGTGTATGCGATTTCCCATGTTTGTGTATCATTCTGATTTATTGGGTACTGCTGCAGCGCCACTGAACTTGGGTAACAATTTGACTGTGGGGTCGCGTGCAGGTATGCCTAACCCTGGTGCTACAGGTGTTGGTCTTATTATTGAAAGACGTCGCTTTTGTCGTGTGTCATGTCCTGAAAAGGCCGGTATGCGTATTGATCAAGCAATTAGCACTGGGTCTATTCAGCTTGGGTTTCATCGACCAGCTTATTTTAAAGCTTATTTAGCAGGGTTGGTTGATGATGGTGAAACTAGTAGCCGAACCAGGGTTGATGAAGAAAACCCTGTTCCTGCTTTGGGCACGCCAAATGTAATCGGTTGAGAATCGCATCTAAGTGTTACTTACTAGATGCGGTTCTCGGTTCTCATCGGTTCTCAATAAAAAGGGTACTTTCAAATTGACAGCCAAGCCACACTACCCCAGGTTTACCAAAGTAAATAAGGTGGAGTGCTGGTGTATTCAATGTCAGCCAATGCAATGGCAAGACGTCAAGGAGTCTTTTGGCTCCTCACAATTCCAGAGTCCATGTTTGAACCCAAGCTCCCCAGTGGATGTGCCTGGATTAAAGGCCAAAAAGAGGAGGGAGGTACCACTGGCTACAGACATTGGCAAGTCATCGTCGCCTTGCAAAAAAAAGGCTCGATTGCTGCTATCAAGTCCATCTTCGGGAATTGTCACGGAGAGCTCTCAAGAAGCGAAGCAGCCAACGAGTATGTGTGGAAAGAAGACACTCGAGTTGAAGGAACGTGTTTTGAATTTGGAGCGAAACCCATTCGAAGAAATAGCCGTGTTGACTGGGACTCTGTCTGGGAATCGGCGAAGTCTGGCAACCTTTGCGAAATTCCAGCTAATGTACGAGTGGTTAGTTACAGGACCCTACGAGCTATTGGATCAGATTTTAGCAAAGCTCAACCAATGGAAAGGACTTGCTACGTCTTTTGGGGCAAGACTGGAACTGGTAAATCTCGTCGAGCTTGGGATGAAGCTGGCATGGAAGCTTACAGTAAGGATCCGCGAACCAAATTTTGGGATGGTTACCAATCTGAACAGAATGTTGTTATTGACGAATTTCGGGGAGGAATTGACATCGCTCATATGCTCAGATGGTTGGACAGGTATCCGGTCCGTGTGGAAATCAAAGGAAGTTCAAGACCTTTAGTATCGTCTAAAATTTGGATCACTTCTAATATTAGTCCTGAAAGTTGGTATCCTGAAGCTGATCAAGAAACAGTTGCTGCCTTGTTAAGAAGGCTACAAGTAACTGAGTTTAACTAATAAAATGTATGGCTCTTCTAGAAATATTTTGCATAGGCTTTTTAATCGTGAGCGTACTGGTGTTCGCGCTCCAACTCGTCGCTACGGTTCGAGGGCAAGGATTGCTGCAACTGTAAGAAGGGTAGTTGCTAGATCAAATCAAGGAATTGCGACGCGTCAGTTTGCTAGATCAGCTTTGAGAAGATCACGTAATCAGGTCATGCGGAACGTAATCAGAGGGGGTTATGGCTACATGCACCGCCGCGAGGGTTGACCTAATAAATGAAACGTAAATCAAATGGGACCTTTATTAAGCGTTTTAAGCCTTTTGAGCGTCTTGGTGATATATATACGGGTTTTACCGGTGATCCTCGTGCTGGGATGGCTGGCCCAATGATTGATAGGTGGGCAGACAAGTATGTCGGGCCCTACATGGAGGAAGCTACTTCCCTCAAAAAAAGTATGCCTCCATTTACGAAGAAACGAAAGAGTGTTAGCGGTGGGAAAGCCAGGTCTAATTACGCGAATGAGCGTGGCGCCACTGATCGGCAAGCAGCCGTTAAGAAAGGCAAGAAGAAGTTTGGGGTTAGTCTTAGCAGGGTTAAGAAAGTCAAAGTTAGCAAGGATTTTAAAGCGAAAGTTAGCAAGGTTATTGAATCCAAAAAGATTCATGGTCATGTGGAGATTACTTCGGTTGGTATTTTGCCTAGAATTGAAAAGAATTTACAGACTGTTGGATTCGCTAGTACTGCTGAAAGTTATAGCGGGGATTATCTTTACCGGTCTGCTTATCAAATGTGGGCGTTTGCGCCGGAATGGTTTTTGTCGTGTGCTTCGGTCTTATTTAACAAGAAGCCCTACGCTGCCAATATAACTTCAACTGGGACTGCTTTAATGCGTTGGTATGATCAAGACCAAATTGGAGCAGGAGGAGCCCAAGGAGCTGATAATACGGAAGGTATTTTCTATGGCCAGGCAGTTGTTAGCAATAATGCTGTATTTACTGTTTCGAATGCGTGGGAGAAGTATTTGATTAGGAATAATAGTCAGCGTACTATAACTATGAAGATTTACTTATGTGCACCAAAAAGACAGGGTGCTCTTTTTGAAGATAGGACTCTTTCAGCCACTGGCAATGTTGGCCAAAGTGCTGATTATATTAATGATCCTACAACTACTTGGATTAATGGTTTAGGTGCAGAGATTGGTACGGGTAAGAATTTGGCTGGAATT